TTCCTCGCCTTGGGGCGAGTCAGTTGTTGGTGGTTCCCAACTGTCGTTGGGTTTTTGCCATATGTACAGCAGCTTCATGTTGAGGTGAAAGCGTTCGTCATCGCTATAGAGTTCACGGCACTTCTCGTACCACTCTTCAGGCAACAGCTCTGCTAATGCTCGCTCTGCCTTTACTGGACCTACGCCAGCTACGCCAATGATGTTATCGCTTCTATCACCAATAAGACTCTGCATGTATAGAAATTTTAGACCCTGATCAGGTGTTACTTCTGTAAATACTTTTTTTACAAAGTTGTAATGCTTACCTGGGATTTGTAATAAATCTTTGTCTATACTGCAAATGACTGTTGTCCCACCTTCTTTGTCCTGCTGTATTCCCATCTCATCATCTGCTTCGTAGCCGTTGCAGGTAATTGCTTTGTGTTGTGTTATTAGGAACTCCCGTACTGCTTGCCAGTGTGTTGGTCGCTCATCTGGTCTGTTGGCTTTGTAGCTAGGTGCTATGTCTCTACGGAAGTTACCAGTACCTGTTAGGTAAACGCTGTAGGACGTTGCTTTAGTGTCAGCCAAAATGTCTTGAATCATCTGGTCAGCTCTTGCTTGAGCTATCCACTGTTCATCTTCATTTGCTGATGCTGCTCCACGGTAAACAACTATGTCACCGTCTATTAATGCTCGCATATATTCCTTATAAAAAAGTGGGGCTACGATTTGGTCTTCAACTAGGTAGGGCAGAAAGCCAGAAAACTCCCTACGTTGACATCCTCGAATGCTGGCTTAACAGCCCCATAAAACTAGGCAACTGCTTACCTAATTACTCCTGTACTTCATTCTCTGCAATAGCTTCTGCCATGTCTAAGTCACCCGCTGTGTAAGCTTCAAACTTACGAGCAAGAGAAATAACAAAGTCAAGATTAGTTGCTTCTAATTCCCAAGGCTTGCCTCCACGAGCAGCAATGTAGATGTCTGTAGCACGAGCCAAAGCGTTCTGACGAACGATAGCGCGGTCACCATGTAAAGGTGGAATAGGAAATACCTTAGCTGCGTAACCACTTCCTGCTGTCCTTGCGGGAGCAGGTGTGCTGTTACTAGTAGCAGCTGGTGGTGGTGTTCCAGCTCCTTTACGTAATACATTGACTGCTTTGGTTTCAAGACCATAAGTACCAGTGTTGCCATCAAACTCTACTTCATCACCTGCACCTGCGTTAGGGTTCTTGAAGCCACATTTAACCCATGTGCCGTTAACTTTAAGGGAGTAAGTAGGCTTGTTGCCAAACTTGGTGTTTACGTCTTTTGTGGAAATTGCTTCCACGATGCCTGTCATCATTGTCATATCAAAGTTCTTTCATATCAAACCAATTTTTACCAACTGACGCTCCTGCGTTGAGCTTCAGAGCCAGTGGCACTTTAAATCTTTCTTCAAAATACTTGTGTGTGTCTTTAAGTATTCCTGTTATCTCCTTTATAAAACCATCTACAGCGTATGCTGCAACATCAAACATTAGAGAGTCGTGTATGGTGTTAACCATCTTCACATCATCTCTGCCTTCTAAACATCTGAAGATAATACCCAACATCATTGGGACAATATCACCAGTTGCTAGACCTTGTATAGGGTAGTTCTTCAACTCAGTGGGGCTGAAATTGTACGTCCTAGACGACCAACTACTCTCATTAAAATATTCCTTAAACAAAAACTTACGTCCAGTCTCAGTATTTAAAACGTAACTCTTAACTTTCTCTCGAAAGCCATGTTCGTCAAGTTCGTAGGTTGAGTTTCTTTCTACTTCTTCTGCAAACTTAGTGTGCCATTCCCCTACCTGGGGATAACGTGTGTAGAACACATCTACAAACTTCTTAGCTTCATCTAAGCTACATCCAGCTTGCTTGCTGATAGCCTTAGCTCCAGCACCATAGATCAATTGGAATGTTCTTGCTTTGAATGGTTTACGTTCTTCCTTTGTTGGTGGTCTACTAAACATACCTTCGTACAAAGCACTATGTATATCAACCCCTCTTTTGATGTCATAGATGAGCTGTGTGTCCCTAGTAACATGTGCTAGAGCTACAACTTCTAGTTGATTAAAGTCAACCTCGACAATCTTGCCACCTGGGAACCTTGATGTAAAGATCTGCTTGATAGGGTTATTACTAATGTTCTGTAGGTTGGGGTTGGTTGACGACAAACGACCTGTGACAGTCGCTGTGTGATTTAGCTTGCCATGTATGAAGTCACCTATAACGTGCTTGCTAAGCCCTTGTACATAGGTTGACAGCTGCTTTGATAACTCCCTGTACTTCATTAGTTTGTTGATGATTGAGATTGCTTCTGCATCAAACGTATGCTTGAGCATATCGTTTAGTACGGAGTCATCTACAGATACCTGACCAGTCTTAGCAGATACCTTCTCTGGATCTGGCGTGTACTTGATGAATGGTTTGATGTCTACAGTCTTGTCCATGAGCTTGTACTTGGTCTTACCATTCTTGTACAGACCCACTTCTTCTTTGACTCGTATCTTCTTAGTACCGCCAAAGAAAAACTGTGACCACTGCTTAGGACTGTTAACGTCTTCAATCATGTGCTTGACAGAGAGTTCTTCCAAGTCAAGTTTGCATTCAACATACTCGTTAACAACTTCTACTGTGTACTCATCAAGCTTTGCTGTGTCAATGTGCAAGCCATTGAACTGCATCTCTGTTGTTGCATGTAACGCTTCCATCTGAGAGAGTATCAGCGGTAGTTGGTCTTGTGCTAATGCACGTTCGTACTGTTTCATAGCAATTTGTACAGTATTCTGAACATCTTGCTCTAGGTAAGGCATGAGTTCTTCTTCAGGTATCTTGTCAGAACCAAGACCTGCCTGAAAGTATTTCTTGATGCCATCATCTTTGATAGGCAAGCCATACTTGACAGATAGCTCATCAAGACTTGAGAACTTAGTTTGCTGAGCACTGAGGATGTACTCTGCAAGTTGTGTATCCCAAATCTTACGTCTTTGTAGTTCGTACTTCATATCGCTGCTAGTCTTGTAGAGATACATCAAATCAAAAGATATGTTGTGTCCACAGATAAAAGCATCTGGTCGTTGTACTCGTAACAAGTACTCAAACTTCTCTATGTCGTATGTACTAAATGGGTAGTCACCATCTTTGCTGCCACACATACCAAAAGCTACAACCCTGTTGTCAGGGTGCATAGGATGAGCTAGTCCTACATCTTCATTGCCGTTGAGTGTTGTCTCAACGTCAATAGCTACAAATGTTTTACTCATATCTTGCTCTGATTGGATCAATTGTTACTAGGAACTGTCCGTGTCTATCTGATTCCACTTGCTTGCTGCCTCCCCCTGGGAGCTTGTTCTTAGGAACATTGATAGTACGGATCATTTCTTCTTCAGGACTCTTTGGTTCTTTGTACTTACCGATTGTGATTACCACGTCTGCTTCACCTGGTTTGTCAGTCTTGGAGCCACGGAGGGCATCCAAGCCTATAAATGGCGGGTCTTTCATTTCTACTGCTGATGCAGACAATTGTGATGCTGCAATAACTGGGCCATACGATCTTGCAAGTTCTCTTGCCCATTTGTATATCTTGCCAAGCTTTAGGTCCTCACGTTCGTCTGACTTAAAGCCATCAACTTTGTCAAGCTGGTCAAAGACAATAAGCCCTGGGTTAACTTCTCTGAACAATGTCTCAAGGTCACGAACGTTGTTCATGTCCTTAGTAACACGTATCTTGTCTTTGTCACCACCCATGAGTGTGGTGTATGACGCCATAGCAGCTTTAGAGTCTGCAATGAGCACCTTACTTTCTTGTCCAAGCGCAGCTTGAACAATCCTGAAGAATACAACTGAAGACTCTTCTTCGTTGTTGACCCAGACCACAGGTCTGTCCTTGGGTAGTTGCTGTGCTAGGTAGCTTACCTCGCTTGCTAAAAAAGTAGTTTTACCCACTTCCACACGAGCAGCCACAATAACAAAGTTCCCAGTACGGAGAGGGCCAAGACTCCTATTGAGCGCGTCAAGACGCCACTCGTAACCGCTACTAGTAATTCGATCAGCAATAACAGACAGATCAGCACTAACAAAAAGTTCATCTTTTTCTATGTACCTTTCGACATCCTTAAGAGCGTTGGTTGCAATGATATGAACGTGCTCTAAATCACTAGAGCCTTCTTTGACCTTCTCACATTCTTCCATGATAAGAGCCAAGTAGTCTAACTCAATGAGAGTTTTGACAACTTCTTCGTGTGCATGATGGGGAACAAACGTCTTTGCTTTGGTAAGCATCATACGTAGTTTTACTATAGAGTCGTCTGTAAGACGCTTACTCTGGTCTGCAATTAGGAACGCTGTAAACGAGTCCCAAGAGAATTCTGTGATTGAAGGAAAAGTTTTGTAGTATTTCTCCATCCCGTCAAGGATAGTGTTTGTTTCTTTCACAACTACATGCGGCTTGATGTACCGCCTGTATTTTGAGAGGTTCTCTTTGCTTTGGGAGCAAAGATATAGAACGTCATAATCCATTTGTTTCCTTTAAATAAGTATGCTCATCAGCTCTGCTGGTGTGCATTCTTTGGGTTCTTTGTCTATGCCAAATAAGGCAACTGTGATGTTGTTTGGTAAGTAGTGTGTTAGTTTCTTGTATAGCTTTGTTGTTCCCTCCATTCCTGCTTCGTCTGGGTCTAACCAGATAAAGATGATTTCAATGCCTAGCTCATAGATTTGAGCTAGTGTTCTGTCTGACAGATTTGTTCTTAGTAACGCTACGGAGCTAAGACCTGTGTTGCTGTGTACCCTGTATGCACTGAGGTAGTCTTCCGTTATAACCAATGTTTTATTGCCTTTGTAGAACCAGCTTGCTTCGCCTTTGGAGTTGTTGTCGCTGTAGTAGGTGATGTACTTTGGTTCTGCTTTGAGGTTGCGTATCTGCCAGCCTATCGGCTGCTGCTCTGGGTTGTAGAGGGTCAAGGCTACTTTGTGCCTTTCCCCTTCTATGCCGTGGAAGTTGTCATCTGCTGTGTTGCAATAGTTGGTTTTAAGCCACACTTCACCTTCGGTGCTTAGTTTTGTTAATCTTGGCTTAGCAGCTAATTTCATTGACCCTGTATCTTCTTTTTTACTAATCCAGGTTGATAATCTGCCTTGGGATAGTCCGTCTGAAGCATAGCCAGATTCGTTGCAATGGTGGCAATAAGCCACTAATCCCTTGTCTGAACGTTTAATGTATAGCCTACGTTTAGTATCTACACCTGCTGAGCATCCATCATGGTTGACATGGATTTGCTGCCCCATGTTATTAGGAGCATTTTTTAATATTAGTTGTTTGTTAATCATATAAAGCCCAAAATATATAGCCCTCCTTAGAGGACTATATGGTTTTGTAGTTTTAGATTGTGTTTTCTGATGACCCATATACCTTAGCAAAAATCTCGCCAGCAACTTTACGTTGTGTGTCGTTCAATTTGTTTAGATATACAAGCGTAAATGCTGCTTTGAGAGTAGAACCTGCTGAGACTTTCCTACAGATACCAAACAAGGTACGAGGTGAAACAGTAAGACTAAACTGACCTGACTTGTAGCCTTGCCTGATAAGGTTGGCTAGTTTAACCAGTTCTTTAGCTGCTTTGCCTGTTACTGTAGTAGGGTATTTACTAGTAATAATCTTCTCTTCCACTGCTGCTGGTAGATAGTCAACGAATACTGCTGTACCAAACCTATCTAGAGTTGCTGAGTTCTGTACGTTAGTACCTGCATGAGCACCTGTGTCATCACCCTGACCTTGTGTGTTACCAATAGCAACAAGCCTAAAGTCCTTGTGGGGAATGATTTGCTTGTCCTTGGTACTACCTGGCATCTCCTTCAAGAAAAGCTTGCCATCGTCCTCTAAGAGCCACTGTAGACCCATTGAGATCTCTGGAGGAGTTACGTCCCACTCATCCCATGCAAAGACAGCACCATACTTGACTGCTTCTGTTGCTGCACCATCTACCCAGATTGTTGAACCATCCTTAGCTGTTAGCTGACCAAAGATCATTGAGGAATCCATATCCCCAGTGCAATTAACCCGAACAAAAGGGCGATAAGTACGAGCACACAACTGCTCAATAAGACTAGATTTACCAGCCCCTGTAGGACCGTAGCAAAGTACTTTCTCATTTAACTCCCAAGCTTGAAGAATGTCGGAGGCAAGTTTTGGATCAATGACATAGGTTGAATTGATACTAGGAACAAATGCTGCGATACGCTCATCCCAATCAGACTCACTGAAGATTGTTACTCCAAAGTCGTGGTCAACTGACTGACCGATAATCTCTGAGAGATATGCTTGATTAGATTTGAGACCTGTTGTAGGTGATGCTGCCATGAGTTCTGTGACTGTGTCACACTCTGTAATTGTTTCACATGAAACATCTGTTGATGCTTCTACTGTTTTTGGTGGCTTACGCTTGTCAAGAGCTTCTTTCAAAGCTTTTTTAACAAGATCTTCCACCTTCGGTGATGGTGGTTTTACGGGGCTTGTCATTTAAGAATTTTCCTTTCTATTAACTCAATTAACTTGCTTGGGATTTCATTTGGTTCTCTGACAACACTGTTAGCTTGGTAGTAGTACGTAACTGCATCAC